GTGGAGCCGGTGCCTGTGCCGATGTTGTGCCCGATTTTCCCGGCGTTCGTGACGACGACGCCGAAGCTTGCTTTGTTGAGGCTCAGATCGAACTTGCTCACGGCGTAGGTCGAGACGAGACTTTCGAAACGACACCAGAAGCATAGCGTGATGTCCTTGGTCGTGTCACCGCTCTTGAGCGGGAAGTTCGCCGACAGGTTCGCGTCCGTACGGAGCAGAAAGTCCGTCTCGGTCACTTCGAAGTCGCCGCTGTAGGACCCCTCCTTGTGAGTCGATGAGGAGACCACCCCGTCATTCGTGAGCGTATTGCCCTTGCCGCTGGAGTCGGTCTCCAGGGCGCCGTCCTCCAAGCGCCACCAGGCCTGACAATTCGGATCGGATGCCGGGTTATAGGCCATGAACCAGAGCCCTCTGTGCTGAGTCACCCATCGTAGTACTCCGCTCCATATCCGCCGGCGCCGTAGCTCCCCGCCGTGTTTTCGATCATGGTTGCCTCGAAGAAATGCCTGCCCTTGATCCGGGAGTCCGACCGGAACACCGCCGGCGTCTCGGGGTCCCAGCGGGCCAGCCAGGTCTGGCCTACCTTGGCATCCACGAACTCGAAGGCGTATTTCGACAGCTCACAATACACCAGGTAGAACCGCTCCATCGCGAGGCGGTCCGCCAGGGTCATGAGGGAAATCGTCACCTTCCACCGCCGGCGGCCCCGCGTGAACCGCGGCCGGACCTTGTTCCGCCCGCAGCCGAGCGGCATCGAGATCTCCGAATCCATCGGCTCCTCCCTCACGACCAGGTCCACTCCCTTCGACAAAGCCGGCCAGACCAGCGGCACGAAGCTGCTCGAGGAGGAATCGGAAGAGGAGGACGTGGAAGAAGAGGAGGAGGAAGAGGAGGGCGACGAGGACGTGGAAGAGGAGGAGGACGACGACGAGGAAGAGCTGCTGGAACTGGAGGAGGATTCCCAGGCCCGGAACGGGGCGTCCTGACTCGCCCCCAGCTCTGTCCAGGATACGCCGCCATCCGAGGACGTACACATCGCCCCGTCGGCGTAGAGCGTGTTACTCGCACCCACGCGGTAGTAGAAGAACACCGTGTCCCCGGTGCTGTACACGACGACGTGATATTGTTCCCCGTCCTCCACAGCGACCGCAGGGGAGAAGGGGAATGCATGAATCACCGGTTCTTCTTCGTCGTAGATGGATTGAAGGGATCGAGAACACGAGGCCAGCACGGTGCCTGAGGGCTTATTGCCGTAGCTCGTGTGGATTTCCACAACCACGTTCCCATTCAACTGGTCGCTGTAGGCTGCAACCATTCTCAGCTCGACGATTCCGAGGGGATAGTCGCCCGAAGCGATGAAGCTCTGGGATCTTCGCTCGGCGCTGCCTGCGAGGATGTAGAAGTTGGTCTCCGACCAATCCCAGTAGCTGTCTCGTATCACGAAGGACATGTCACCGCACCCCGATAACCGTCGGGTCACTCGCCCGATGGGAATAGGTCACCGCCAGATCCAGGCTCTTGCCCGTGACGTGACCGGCCTCGTCAGCGATCGGCGACACCGTCCCCACGGCGAGGCCTCCGTACATCGCATTGCCCCCGCAGGCGTCGTCGCTGCCCAGGGCCTCGACGATCCGCGACATCAAGAGACCCGCCCTCGTCTCGGAGGAATCCGTCTCGGAGTCGGACCCAATCGCCGCCACGGCGATCTCGAACGCCTGCTCCATCACCACATCGCCCGATCCCTCATACAACACCCGCCCCTCGCCCTGGACCACGACGGCCGAGGCATCCGCCGTGAGCGGATCGGACCAGTGCACCCGCTTGGCGCGGTAGACCGTGACGGCCGAGGCGACCTGCACCCGGAGCCAGTCGCTGATCCGCTCCAGGACCGTCTGATCCGCCGAGAAGGACGACGAACTGCTGGAGGAGGAGAAGGAGGAGGAGATCGAGGAACTCATGGCGCCCTCCAGACAAAAATGCGTTGGGCCACAGAGGGACACAGAGAGCACAGAGACGGAAGAACAAAGGGATATACTCTATCCTTATGTCTCATCTCTGCGTCCTCTGTGCCCTCTGTGGCTCTCTTTCTTTCCGCGCTCTCATCTCCGCAGACCTCCCCGCGTGCGGCCGCCCGTGTCGTGGTCCCGCAGCAGGATGCTCACAACGGCGTCGTTCAAGTCGAAGTCCATTCCCGCGGAATCCGCCTGGACCGCCGAGCTGCTCTCGTTGACGATCCGAACACTGAGGTTCTTCGGACTCGCGGCACTACCCGTCGCCGGCACGGCCATCCCGCGGCCGAGGGCCGCCATCTGACCCTCCGTGAAGACGCCCTCTGTCCGCTTGAGGATCGCCGGCACTTCACCCGGCATCAGACCCGTGTGACATCGGCGAGCGCCCCGGAAGACCGATGCGTCAACGTCCCGGCGGGGCAGGCTGTCCACACCCATCACACCACCGCTGTGCACGTAGGCCGTGCCGGAAATCCCCGAGCTGATGTCCGTGGCGCCCGTCGCCGTCCCCGCCGTCCCCAACTGCGAGAACCAGGAGCCGATGCCGCTGACCATCGGTTGTGTGATGTACTGGCTGATCGACTGCTGGGCGAGACTCCGCAGAAAGCTCTCCGCCGCATCCGCCGCGTTCTCGAAATCGACAGCGATCTCGGACAGCGTGTCACCGAGCGACTCCATCTGCTGATTCACGAACTCCGCGTCGCGGAGCTTGTCGAGGCCTTCACGGTACCTGTCGATCAGCATGGTCTGCATTTCGAGGTCTTCCGCGTAGCCGCGGCGGACCGCCCGCTCGTACTCGACCATGTCCGCCGCCCGGTCGTGAGACTCCGTGAGCCGGCCGATGATCTCCTGTTCCGTGTCGAGGGCCGCCCCGAGCTGACTGACCTGACTGCGGGCCTCCTGGGCCTCCTGGGCCGTCTCCTGAAACTTCAGGGCATCGAGGGCCTCGCCGTAACGGCTGACGGCGTCCGCGTAGGCGCTCGTCCCTTCCCCGAAGGCGCCCGCCGCCTGGTCCGCGAAGGCGAGACGATCTTCCGCTTTGTAGACGCCAGCCAGCGTCTGTTGCAAGGCTTCCGCCTGCTGGCGGACCTTGGCAATCGCCTGCTCGATATTGGCCGCCTCCTGGGTCCACTGGGTCCCTATCTCCACCGACGAAAGCGACGACTCGGAGAGGCCCGTATTCAAGCCCAGCCCCAAGTCCTCGGGGAGGATCGACTCCAGAGGGTTTGTCCCCTGCTCGACTGTCGTGCCTTCATACATCTGGCGGATTGTGTCGAGCAGTCCGCGATTCTGCGCCTCGGCGATCTTCTCTCTCGCGTCGGCGACGATCTTTTCAAACCGCCCTGAGTAATCCGGCCCGGCGTATGGATTGTCCGTGTACTGAGCGAAATCCGCCGTCACCTGCTTTTGGATGGCGTCGAACATGTCTTGATATCTCGGGGCCCCTTGCTGATGAGCAACCACCGTTCCGAAACCGCCGACGATCTGATCCTCATAGGGAGACTGTCTGTATTTTTGTTGGCCGAGCGCCGCCTCGTAGCGGCGTCGGGTCTCCGTATCGATCTCAGTCGCGAGCCCCTGGTTATACGCCCAGTTGCCAATCGATCTCTGGGGATTGGCCAACTTCTGGATCTCCTCCAACGTCTCGCTCACCGCAATTCCAACCGCTTCAAATACGGAGACCATGACCTCTCCAAACCCGCCGCCGGCCGTCATCGCATCCGTGAGAGCCTCTGTAATCCCCTCCACGTAGGGCGCCAGCTCGATGATGGCCCGCGTCTCGATCCCCTTGATGATACTGCTCATGCGGGCCCAGGCGTCCTTAGCCGCCTCGACCTGGCCGGCGTCGATCCGGCTGAACGTGATCCCGAGCCGGGCCGCCTCGGCCTGCGTGTCCCGCAGGGCCCCGGAGCCCTCCTGGAGCATGTTCACCATGCGGGCGCCCGATTCCCCGAACAGTTTGATCGCGATCCGGACGCGGTCCGCCGGGTTCTCGACCCCTGCCATGGCGTCCGCGAGTTCGTACAGCATCTGCTCCGGCGATTGTCTGGCCAGATCGGCGGCGTTGACGCCCAGCTCGGCGATCTCCTTGCGGGCCTCTCCCGTCCCCTGGGCCGCCTCGGAGGCCTTGCGGGTCATCTGCTCGATCCCCACGCGGAGCTGGTCCACCCCGACGCCCGCCCGGCTCGCCGCGTACTGGAGCGACGTGTAGCTCTCCGTGCTGATTCCCAGCCGGTCGCTCGCCTTGGCCGTCTTGTCGATCTCGTCGGCGACCTCGCGGATCTCGCTGACGACGGAGGAGATCCCGAGTACGCCCAGGCCGATCGTCAGGCCGGTCTTGAGCATGGACTGGACACCCGTGACCTCCTTCTCGATCTTCTTGAGAGAGCCGAGGACCCCGGCCGTACCGGCGGCCGTGGAGTTCTTGATGATGTATTCAATCCCGGATTGAATCAGTCCACTCGACATAAACCACCAGGAATATGCAGCCACAGAGGACACAGAGGACACAGAGTCGCAATTCGAGTTTTCAGTTTCCTTCTCTGTGTGCTCTTCTTTCTCTGTGGCTATCTTCCTTTCATTTCAGCCCCGCCGCCCTGTCGAACCGTTCGACCTCGTCAGCGTCCGACGGCGGCTCCTCGCGGTCGTCGATCGCCGGCAGGAGGAACTCCCGAAACTGCACCGGTCCGGACTTCGCCGTCCTGAGGCAGGCCACGATGTGCATCGTCATCTTCGCGATCCTCCGGTCCCGGCGACGCTCCCCAAACTCGCCGAGCCGATCCAACAGCCGCCAGGTCACCACGTCCCTGGCGGCCGTCGCCGCGAGCATCTCGTCCCGCGATCCGTAGCCCAGGTGCGCTGCTATTCGCCAGTCGCGGGCGGCGTCGGGATCTTCGGCGAGTTTTTTAGGATGGCCCCCGGCGACTCCTCCAGGAGTCCGTTGAGCTCCAGGACCGCGCGGGCGCCCCGCTCGATCAGGTGGGAACCCCGCGCGGCGAGCTGATTGGCGTCCTCCTCGCTGAAGAGCCGCACGCCCTTCTCGTCCACCGCCGAGGCGGCGAAGAGCCTCAGGGCGTAGAGGGGGGCCTTCTTGTCGAAGGCGTCCCAATCCGCATAGCTCATCTCCTGGAAGAGGATCTCGCCGCCCAGCTCGGGGAAGGGGATCGTCTTTTGCCTGAGTTTCTTGCTCTGACCCAGGATCTGCTGCTTCGTCAGAATCGACATTCGTTTCTCCTTTTCAAGTCACCGCCTCAACACAGGTGCAATCCTTCAGCTACGACGAACTCGAGGAGCTGCTCGACGAGGACGACGAACTCTTGATCTCCCCCGTGATCTTGATCCCGAAGTTGAAGCTCGCGAGATTGTCGTAGGGACCGGACAGCTCGGAGGAGTTCGGGTACCCCCAGAAATACCGCTTGTTGTTGTCGGCAAACTTCACACACCAGCACTCGGTGACGCGGTTCTTCAGCGCTTTCTCCACCTTGTAGGCGTAGGTCGCGTTGTAGAGGACCTCGCACGTGAACTGACCGCTCTCGATCAGGCCCGGCTCGTACGTGCGATGGTACCCGGTCGTGTCGGCGTCCGTGTTGTCGAGATCCGCGACGCTCCGTCCGGCGAAATTCCAGTTGCGAATGTGGCCGATCAGACCCGTCACGGACCCGGTCAGCGTGGTTCCTTTGCCCAGCATGGTTTTCTCCTTCTATGCGGCCTGCCGGCCGCGCCGTGATTTCATTTTGCCCAGAACCAGGGCCTTGATCCGATCCGCGAGCTCGACGTCGAGCCGGGCCAGGCCCTGGGCGGCCAGGGGCTTGAGAAATTCAAGGTCCAGAACGACGTGGGCCCGCTCGCGAACTTCATAGATCGGAAGCTCCGTCTTGTACCGCCGGCCCGTCGTCGGACTGGTTCGCCATTCCCGCCGAATTCGACCCAGACCATTCTTCTCGTAGCTGCCCCGCTTGGCCCAGCGGTACCGCAAAAACCCCCCGGTATGACCGCCGGGCATCGTCGCCATGAACGCGTGCAGATAGCTCCGCGATTGCCCCGAGGGGAAGATCGCCGTCACACCGCCGGCGGCCTGGGACGCAAACTGGCCCACAGGGATCACGCGGTTGGCTACCTGGAGCTGGCTGTTTAGTTTCGTCGCCGTCGCCCTGTCAATCACCATCAAGGCGTTGGCCTTTGCCTGTTTCCAGGCGAGTTCGGCGGCGAGCTGCCTCTTCACCCGCACACGGGTCCAACTCGTCGTGCGATTCAGGGCGGAGGGGGCTATCCGCCGCAGGGCGTTGGGGATGGCCGCAAGCGATTTCTCTATGGCTTCCACCGCCTGCCTGTCGTAGCGAACCTGGATCAACGGACCTTCCATCGACGTCACCCAATCAAAAGCCCCACGAACCCGCCATTTTGCCACTCGATCTCCAGGACCCGGGAGACCCGCGTCGCGCCGCCCCGCTTGGGCGACCACGTGATCGTGTCGCCGCCCGTATCGATCCCCGACGCCGGGCGACCGGCCGCCGCATCGTTCCGGAGCGTCACGCGGGCCAGGGGCACACTGCCGAGACCCGAAAGCCTCTGCGGACCCAGCCGCTCCACGAGGGCGTCTCTCGGTACCCCCGCGCCGGCCAGCGGCGTGTACGTGATGGATTCCGTATCCAGGAACGCCATCGCCGCCTCGGCCCCCAAACCCAGCGCTGTCGCGAAATCCGTCATGATGCCCCTTTACGGAAGGCCGGAGACGGCCCTGGCAATCACCAGGGCAATGCCGCCCCCGGCGGTGCCCGACCCGATGGCGACCCCGACGAGCAGGGCGACCTGGTTGGCGATCCGCCGGCCGTGGGGACAGGCCTTGACGTGCTCGGCGATCACCTCCTGCGTGACCTCGCGAGACACCTCCTTGATGACCATCCGCACGACCGGCTCGTTCAGCCAGGCCAGATCATTCCTGTCCGCCATCGACTACCTCCTTCACGAAAGCCTTCGTCAGGCGTCGATCTTCATCAGGTGTGCGAAGTAGGGATCGAACACCTTCTCGTCGACGTAGTCTTCCACCTGGAGGATGTCGCTTTTGGTCTGCGGCTCCCGATACATCTCGGGCACCAGCAGACCGTCCGCCATCTCGGTCCACCGGAGCGTGCGGCCCACGCACGGCGTGGTCACCGGCATCCCCGGACCGGAGGCGACCACCGCGACCGTGGCATAGTCGTCCGGCCAGATCTCGGAGCCGCTGAAGGTCTGCCCCTCATCGGCCGAGTTATAGACCGTGTCCCCGACAATCAGCTGCTGGAGGCCGACGAGGGAGGCCAGCCCCGCGCGGATCATATCCACCGTAATGGTGGTGGTGCCCTGGAAACGGGCCTTGATCGCTGTGTTCTTGATCATGTTCTGAACGGCCGACTCCCCGACGATCAGGGCGTTCGCCCGCACGCCTGTGTTCAGGCGGACCTTCTCCTTCGCAGCGACGATCTGGCCGATGATGTCCGTGGCGATGTTGTCCCAGGGCGAGCCCGAGTTGTCCGTGTAGAGCGTCGAACCCGTCCAGGTTGCCGTATTGAAGACCAGGTTCTTGACGCGAAGCTCTCGCTTCAGCAACATGCGGAGCTTGAGGATCGCGGTCTTTTCCAGATCAACCTGGAAGTCCTTCGCGTACTTGCGTCGCTCGCGGTCCGTGATGGCAATCTCCAGGCCCTTGTCCTGTGTGGCATAGGCCAGGTCCTCCCCTTCCATGTCGATCCGGTTGAACGTGCCGCCATCGGCGCGGGTGTCGTCGTCAATCCGGATGTTCTCCCGGGTGATGACCGTGATTGTGCCATCTTCCTTCGGCACCCCATACGCCGGCAGAATGGCATCCGCAATGAACGTCATGCCCGCCGGGTTGAATTCGTGAAAGGCCTCGCCGAGATCGGCGCGGGGAACAGCGTAGGTCCCGTAGGTAATCATCTGTCTGTCTCCTTACCGCCGCTGGCCCGGCCGAATGCGTTGTCAATGATCGGTTCACCCGGCGATTACGAGCCGGAGCTGGAGGAACTGCTGGAGGACGAGCTCGAGGACAGGCTCGACTGGAGGCCGAGGCCGGGATGCGGCCAGACCTCGAGGATGCTGCCGGACGCACTGGCCTCCTGAACCGCGGTTCCGATGATGAGCGTCCCCGTCGCCGCAACCTTTCCGTCGTTCGAGGCGTAGACCTTGCGGCCCCGCGTGATCGCCGAGGACGCCTCCATCCGGCAGGATCCCCCGTGCATGTAGTCTCGCACCGCCACCGGGGCCCCGCTCGCCGCCTTCTGCTGGGTCACGCCGATCCCGTAATCCCCCGAGTCGGCGTACTTCACGGTGCCCGAGGGGGTGATCAGCACACGCCGATGTTGCTCCACGGCCTCGCCGGCTTCGAAACTCGCCGGACTGTTTCTTTGATTTGCCATGATGAATCTCCAGTTCAAATGGATGTTCTGCTCTGTGTGATTTCCGCCAATCGGGTCAGATGGTGACCCGATCCTTACCCTTCTTCACCGGGCGGGCGTTTGTCTCGGCGGCTTCGAGGAACCGCTCGTGCAGAGCCGGGTCCTTCGCCTGGACGGCCTTCATCGCCTCTGTCATCGAGCACTTATGCTCGGCCGCGTACTGGCGGGAGGCCGCCATGAAGTCCGGACCCTCCTGTGCGGACTCGTTGCCCTCGCTTCTCTGGGCCCCGATGCGGCCGTCGGCGCCCGTGGCGGTCTCGGCCCTGGCCGCCCTCTTTTGCCAGATGGCATAGGACGCCTTCGCCTGCTCGACCGTGACGCCGCTCTCGTAGCTGGCCACGGCAAATTCCAGATCGTTCGGAAACGCGGCCTTGAACTCGGCGAGTTTGCCCCGCTCGGCCTCACGGCCTTTTGCCTCGCTCGCGGCGGCGTCCACCGCCGGCAACTCATTCTTCTGAGGTTCCATACTGGATTCTCCAATAGAGGTGATTGACGATTGACTGTTTGGTGTGGACGACAGGGACAAGGCCGGCTCTTCGCCGAGCCTGTCGATCAGCTTGTTCGCGAGCGCCGCCTTCGCCTCCCACAGGCGGCCGGTGGCCAGGGCCCGAGCCTCGGCGGGCGCCATGCCTCGACCGTCGGCCACGGCTGCAATGAAATTATCGGCGATGCCCTCGATGACTTCTCGCGTCGCCGCGATCTGCAAATCCGTAATCGGGGCACCCGGAACTCCCATGCCCTTGTGCTCTCCGGAGGCGATAACATGGACGGTCACCCCTTCCTCCGCGGCCATCTTGCTCATGTCATAATAGACCATATAGACGCCGATGCTGCCCACTTCGGCGTTCAGATCCGCCCGGATCGAACCGGCCTGGGAGGCGAGCCAGTAGGCGGCCGAGGCCGCGAGGTCCTGCACCCGTGCCGTCACGGGTTTGCTGTCTCTCGCCATTCGGATCGCCCTCGCCGCCTCCAGCAGGCCGGCTATGGTTCCGCCCGGCGAATCCACCTCCAGGCGAATCGACGCCACTTGCGGCGAGGCAACCGCCTGGTTCACGAGCGATGCGATCTGACCGTAGCTCGATGCGTCGATGCCGAAGAAGGCCAGCCACGGCGGGACGCTCTTGAGCAGGATGCCCGAGATCGGGATCACGGCCACCCCGTCCACGATGTTGAGCTTCGGCGGCTCACGAGTCACTTCGATCCTGGATAACGCCTCGATCCGATCCGCCAGCGGCGACAACCTCGCGAAGAGGGCCTCGCATCTCGCGGGCTCCATCGCCCAGGGCTCGGCCGCCCATTCCGCCAGGACACCGGGAAGTGTGCTGTCACGTCTCATCCGATTTATCCTCCTGTCGCGGTTGCCCCGTCGTACTATCCTCTGTTTTGTCCTCCTCGGCCGCCTCGCCCTCGCCCTCGCCTTCGGGTCGGTTTTCCTTCGTCGTCGCCGCCGCGGCCGCCGGGGCGGCGAGCCCGGCGAAGATCTGCCAGGGCACCTTGGCGCCGGGGAATTTGTCCTCGATACCCGCGGCGATCTCGATGGCCTCCTCCACCTCCGCACGGCGGGTGCTCAGAACGTCTTCCCTATCGAGCTTCTGGCTCTTGCAGACGTGGGCGTGCGTGGTCATGGACCTGTCCAGCTTGGCCGCGTAGGCCTCGGCCTCCTCTTTCTGGTTGAGCCATGGGTAGGTCGGCCGAATCCACTCATAGCTGGGCGTGTCGTCGGACCGAACCCCACTGACGAGTTCGTCCATTGCCTCGGCGCCAATCTCCGTGGACCAGTGGGACAGCTTCCAGGCGAGGATCGGCGTGTAGAACTGCTCTTCGAGCAGGTCCTGGTACGTCTGGAAGGTCTCGAACGCCTGCTCGAGCACGGCGCGGCTCTGCGAGTAATTGCTCTTCGTCCAATCGAGCAGGATGATCTCCAGCGGCAGGCCGGCGGGCAGACCCAGGAGACGCAGGAACATCCGCACGCTCTCCGGGAAGTTGACGCCGGGGATCGTCCGGTTGACGCCCTCGATCTTTTCTCCCGGCTCCCCGTGGAAGAGCAGCGCGTAGTCGAGCTCCGTCACCCGCGTCGTCGTGTCGTTCGCCTCGTCGTCGGATTTGTTCTCGTCGACGTTGCTCTCGATGTAGCCCATGGCCGGGCCGCCCTCGCGGGTGATCGAGACCGCATATCGCGACAACTGCTGCCAGGACACGGCCTCGCTGGTCATGATGTCGAACAGCATGTGAATAATGGGAAACGCCGACTGGAACTGGGGCACGCCCCGCGTCTGGCTCGGGCGGGTCGGGTTCGTCAGGAAGAGGAAGTTCACCGGCTGAATGCCCATCGCCTTGCGGACGTCGACGCGACCGCTCGACGTATACGGCGCAACGTAGTAGTAGATCGGGGACCCGAAGTCGTCCTTCGAGATTCCATCCGTCAACTGCGCGTGATCGATCTGCTCGGCCTCAATCAGGCGGATCGTCGCCTTGTCCGTCTTGAGCACGCCCGTGTCCCCGGCGACCAGAACCTCGCGGCAAATCTGGCGGATCACCTGGGGACCGGACAGGACCCCGCGAATTTCGGGCCGGCGCCACCACTGCCGCCACAGTTTCTCCAGCGTGCGATTGGCCTGGCGATCACTCGTTTTGACCCTCAGGCCGAACCCGTTGCCCACGATGTAGGCCACCATCCGCTCGACCATGCCCACGTAGATTGCGTTGTTCCGTTCGAAGTCACGGCTCTGGGCGAGCAGCCTTTTGCGGTGGAAATCCAGGTGGGCATCGCCGCTGAAGGACAGAAAGGCGCGCCCGTCCGCCGTCGCCGTCGTCGCCGATCGGTAGCCGTAGCCCGTGAATCCATAGGTTCCCCGATGCTGGACGACGTCGAGCCGATCCGTGCCCGGGCGGGGCGCGTGGGACACCTCGCGCCGGATCGGGCGGCCCGTAGAGTCCAGGATGGAAAGCTCGCGTCGCATCAGTAGTACCGCGATGTCCCCCTCACAAAACTGGCCCGCTGGCGGGACGTGTCGCAATTGACCACGATGGATTCGAGCTTCGCACGCAGCGGCTCCAGGGAGGCGAAGTTGATGCTCTGGTCCGCCGCCGAGATCGTCTCCGGTTTGCAGGCCAGCAGGTACAGGACCGCCTCGTACAGGTCCGCCGCCAGATTGTTCGAGGTCCACCAGCGAAGCGAGGCCTTGTACTGGGTCAGGGCGTCCGCCAACGTGCTCGTTCCGGTCAGTGCCATATTCGTGTCCCGTGCCCCGTGGCTCGTGATTCGTGTCCTGCCGCTCGGCCCCCAAAGAAAAAGGGCCGCGCCGTCAGGGGGCCAGCCCTGGCCGACGTGGCCCGTTGCTCAAAATCAAAGAGGCCGGTCCGAACCCATTGGTCCTGGCCGACCTCTTTCTGCAGACCTCATCAAAACCAATCCGCTACATCACCACAATCCCCCTGCAAGCCCTTTCTCAAAAATAGTTCCAGAATCTGGAAGAATCTTCACCTGCGGTGCAGGTAGATCCATGCCTGCACAACACCATTCAGCAGCAACAAAACCGAGAGTATCCATATCCAAACAACCATCGATTCATCTCCACAACGGCCGGATCGCGGTCTTGCGCTGCTCGCTTTCGAGCCGCTTGGCCTCGTCCGCCAGGATGCCGCGACACAGGCCCTGCATCGCATCCACGACACAATCGGCGGGGAAGTCCACCTGCACCGAGCGACCCCGGAGATCGTCCGGCGGCGAGTCCTTGACCTTGCGGTGCACCGTGACCAGATACCGGCCACAGTCGAAGGCCTCGCGAAGGGCCATCACCAGGCAGGGATTGGCCGCGATCTTCCCACGGAGGATCTCGTCGAGCACGCCGGGATCGGCGGCAGACGCGGCCGGCGACTCCTTCCTTGGGTCTGGAGCCTGGTCGCTCATCGTTCCCGATTCAGGTACCTCATTCTTCTCGTCCATCAGTCGAATCTCCTTTTTCCGGCGCTACTGGGACGCCGTGGACCTTATTGAGATGCTTCGTCAGGTCGCCCCGACGCTTGTACGCCATCTGGCAGTGCGGGCAGGTAAACGACGCCGACTCGTCCACCGGGTCATCAACCTGGGACTCCACGGCGACTCCCTTGACGCTGAACCGCACCTTCGTCGCCTGGCACAGGGGCGTCCGGCACCGCCGATATTGGATACCCCTCACGGAGTCGGTGTGCGTCGCAATACTATTGAACGTCTTGCACCGCGGGCACCTCCTCGGCGGGAAGACCCACTTGTTTGAAACCTCATCCTGTTTTTCTTCGTCAGCCATGTCGAATCCCTTCAAGTTTACGATTGTCAGTAGCGTGTTCGGATCGGTTTGCGGCCCACCGGCCGCCCCTCGGGCTTCGGGCCGGCCGTGGCCCTCGGATCGAGCCAGCGGACACCCACCTTCTCCGCCGCATTCCGCGCGTGGACCAGGCAGTCCCACCAGTGGTTCGCCCCGCCACCCTTGTTCACCCAGATCGTGATCCGCCGGCCCCGGACCGGGATCTCCCTCGCCTCCTCGCTCGTCAGATGATCGAGGAACTCGTCCGTCGTGTCGGCCGGCAGGTGCATGTAGCCCGGACCCGGCTCGGCTGCCAGGAATAGCATAGAGTGCAAAATGCCCTTGTAATAGTCCTCGTTGAAGTCGTATCGGAGAATCTGCTTACTGCAATCCTTGAACGGCTGCATGATCCCACGCCGCATGTGCTCGGAGCCGCGGGAAGGAATGATCGGGATGCCCTGCCGCTGGCACTGCCGGCAGAAGGCGATCGCCTCCTCCGTGTGATAGGCGCAGTCAATGCTAGTCATCGCCGGATGCGCCCGCCGCGAGGGGTCTTCCGCCAGGGGAGTTCCGCTCTTGAGATAGTCCTCAAGGGGTCCCCAGTTGGCGAGCTGCTGTGTGTCCCCGGTGTCGATCCGGGCGTAGAACGTCACCCAGCACTCGGAGAGATCGCCCCAGGCGACCTCCGCGACGTAGAAGTGGTCGAGCTGCACGTCGATGCCCCGCGTCGTGAACAGGACCTGCTGAGGGACACCGCCCGTCGGGTACTTCGGATCGATGTGCGTGCGGAGCTGCTCAACGGGTGTGGCCTTCGCCGTTTCCCGCCAGGGCCCCGCAAGCTGGTTATTGATGAAGTCCTGAAGAATCTTGACGTTGCCCTGCCGCTTGGCGAGTTGGGCCGCCGCCCACTCGGCCGCCAGACCGTCCATCGTCTGGAAGATCGGGTGCAGCATCCCCGCCCAGATCCGGATGCTCCGCACCGGCCCTGCGGGCCGGCCGCCCTCAATCCGGCCGTCCTGAACCACGTGGGCGCCCGCCTGGACCCACTGGCCGGCCTCTACGGCCTGCCATCGCTGGTACTCCGTCCAGCGGCCTTTGCAGTGCGGGCAGACGTAGCGGGCATGGCCGCCTCTGGTATACTCCTTCGGGTCGAGCAACCGACCCTGATCGTCCTTGTCGAGCTCCACCCGCTCCCATGCCATCTGATGCCACCGGCCACACTTCGGACACGGGACATGCCAGTCGTAGGGATCGCCCTTTTCCCACTCCTTCCAGAAGAGGTCATCCTCGAGGACGGGACTCGAACAGCAGTAGGTCTTCGCATTGAGGGTAAAGCCGCGCTGACGCCGCTTGCCGAGCGAGATCGGGTCCGTATCCGTCCCGACGCTTGAAGGGTACTTCGTCGGCTCGTCGAAGACGACATACCGGATGGGTCGGTCACTCAAGGTGATCGCCGAGTTCGCCCAGGCGATGTAGAGGATCATGTCGTCCATGATCGTCTCTTTGCCGATGTTGAAGTTCGCGAGATCATTGCCAATCTTCTTCATCAGCCGCGGGCACGAGCGGAACATCGGACGAATGCGGGTCGCAAGCCGCTGGGTCGCGACGTCCTGGGTCGGCAGGACGACGAGGAAGGGACCTGCGTCCACGTCCGCCGCGTAGCCCAGGGCAATATTGGCGAACTCCGTCTTGCCCGCCTGCGTGCAGGCCGCGGCGTTGAGCTGCCGCATCGAGCCCCCACTCCACCACTTCATCGGCTCCAGCCAGAAGGGGACATAGTCCGGAGACCAGCGTCCGTGGATCTGGGCGGTCTCGCGGGGCAGGACGTAGTGCTCCTGAGCCCAGACCACCATGTCGGGCTTCGCCCGGGGCAGTATGATCTCCAGCTCCTCCGCGAAAAGGCCAAGCGGCTTGGTCCGTGGTTCGTGACTCGTCGGTCCCGAAGGGCCGCTTCGCGTTCGGCGTCGCTCGATGGCCATCAGAACAGCCCCTTTTCCACCTTCTGCTCCTGAATCCACCATGCGGCCAGACCGATCCCGTCGGCGATGTCCCCGCCGCCGTCCTCGCCGAGATGGGCGCCATATTCCGGGTGGGCGGCCGCGATCGCGAGCTGCCGGTCCTTCTTCGGCACACCCCGCGTCCAGTCGTTCTCGCAGACCGCCGCCATCCGGCATTCCGGATGACCCTGTGACCACTGCCAGGCCGCCAGAGCAGCCGCCCCCACGCCGCAGCCGTAGACGGCCAGGCCGGCCCCGAGGCCTCCGTGACGGTTCGTGTTGACCTTGCCCCTGGTCCACTCGACCAACAGGATCGATGGCCGCAGACGTTCGAACAGGCGGACCAGTTCGCCGTGCATGGCGATGATCCGATCGAAGCTCCCATCGCCGCGGCTGTCCGGCAGGATGATCGCCCCCTCGACAAACTGTCCGCCGGCGGTCAGCGCCCCATAGCCGATCACCGTCGATGAGGGATCGAGGCCCAGAATGATGGATGGTTTATGATCGATCATTCTCGCTGTTCACCCGTTTCAGATCCTCTGCGAGATAATCGAGAGCTTGTCCCGCGATGGGCCACTCACAATTCCACGGGCGAGCGACCCGAACGGCCTGGCCGCCCACCTTGCGAAAGGCATCGATGACCGCGTCACTGTCGTCTACCAGAATCGTCCCGGGCTTGGCCAAGAGATCCTTGTGCGGCGTGAAGATGTATCGCCTCGCCCACCGGTCATCCAAGTGTTTCTCGATCCAGCGGAGCTTGCCCATCGGCGACGAGGATTCGTGCGTCGGCGAAGAGCAGATCCAGACGTGATCCTCACCCACCGCCCGGATCACGGTTTGCAGAATTGCCTGGCCGTCGCGCATCCAGTCACAGGCCTCCCAGAAATCCGGCCCGAAAAGACTGAACAGATCAGTCTTCAGGCCGAAGATCTTGCCCACGTCGTACTCACCCCGGATCTGGTCAGGCCGATAGGGCACGTTCAAGGCCTTCGCCATCGCCCCGACGAAGTCGACGAGAACACCGTCGAGATCAACCAGGGCAAGCAGTGGCGGTGACTCTCGCTCGCAGTCCGCCGCTCGGGCTTTGCAGATGCCTGCCAACTGATCCTCCGGGCGAATCCCCATGCGCGGCTCGTTCGTCCCCGGATCATCGATGGTCAACTTGCTGATGGTTTCCGTCGTCGACGCTCCCTCCACTTTCGGCGCGATGACCACCCGGCCGCCGTACCTCTGCACGACGGCAGCGCCGACGACGCCGTCAGGCGAATAGTCGCCGCCCTTGACGAGGACGTCGGGCCGGATCAACTCAACCAGCGGCTCGACACTCGGGTCCTCTGCCGTTCCAAACGGGACGACGTAGTCGACGCCCGTGATCTGAGAGACCATGAACATCCGGTCCTCCAATTTATAGACCGGCCGATGCGGACCTTTCAGGACGCGAATCGATTCGTCCGTGTTCACGCCGACAATCAGGCAGCTCCCCTGCTTCGCCGCCATCTTCATCGTCTCGAAATGTCCCCGATGCAGGACGTCAAAGCAACCGTTCGTCAATACAACCTTCTGGCCGTTCCGCCAGGCCTTCTTCACAAATTCATGGACGATTTCCCGCCTTATGATGGTTCCCATCTTGTGTTACTCCGTCGCGTTTTCCGTTTCCCTTTTTATCGCCTCCGCCCATTCGCGGCGGAGATCTTCTGTGAACTTCTCAAGAACGGGTTTGATCTGCTGGCGGGTCTTGCCCTCGAGCACGTGGCTCAGCTCCTCGGGTTTGTGCTCCAGCACGGCCACCAGCGCCTTTTCCCGGGCGAATAGACCCTCCGTCACCGCCTCGACTTCGACCAGCTCCCCCTTTCTCTTTCGGAGCTCCAGCTCCAGCCGCTCGGCCTTCACCGACGTGAGGGGATTCGTCCCCGGCGACGCCTGGCCGGAGATCTTGGCCTTGGTGAACCGCTCGAGCCAGGTCACAAACGCCGGCATGCTGTATGTGTGATCGGCGTTGCGGGGCAACCCGTGCTGCTTGTGCCACCGGAGGATCTGCTGGCGCAATACACCCGTCGCCTTCTCCATCTGGGTGGGACTGAGGCGCGTGAAGTCCACCAGGTCGGCGCCACCCTCGCCGGCGTGGACCTCGGGGAAGAGCTGCTGGAAGATCGCGGCCGCCCGGGCGTCACCCTCCGCGACTTTCTTCGCCATCGACTGCTGCTGCTGGAGCCAGAACTCGAAGCGACTCTGTTCCCAGAGGTCGCGGACGATCCGGTCCGTCGCCAGGATCGTCACAAACTCCCCCGCCGCCAGGCCCAGGGCCCGGTCCGCCTTCTCCGCGACGATCATCGTCGTCGAGGCGATCTCCTGAACCCGCCGCAACAGTTGGCCGCGATCCCACGCCGCCGTCAGGCGTTTCGATTTTTCCAGCCGGGCGGCCAGGTCTACGACGCCGAGCCGCTCACCGGCCTCAGACATCGAGGCGGACACCATCGCCGCCTGTCGGACCGTATCCGGCGCCAGCTTGGACCGCGGGACCGGGGCCTGGCCCGCCTGCGCCGCATCGGTGTGTTGTCCTTGTCCTTCCATGCCCCTTTCGTACTGCCCCAATTCGGCGACCTCCGCACGGGTCAGCGGTTTGTTCTCCCGGATCTTCTCCAGCAGGAACAAATGCCGCCGTTTGCCGGCGATGGTCAGTGCCGATTCATCCACCAAAACCCCTTGTCCTTTGCTCCAACGGTCCTTACACTGTCACTCTCTGTCCCTGGTGACTACGTGTCACTAACGCCGACGCGTCAAAATCGCCTGCCATGACAACCCTCGATCATAAACCCATGCCCGTACACCGTTTGTGCACGGAACACATTAAAAAAAATCCTGCAAGCAGACGCTTTTCGCCCTCGATTGAGC